GTTCTTTCTTCTGGGCGAGGACGAATAAGATGCCTAGACTCATCCCTGTAACCCGAGTAGCTTGCTTTGGCAAGGCCTTTGAAGATTTTGGAGCTCTCGCAGGCTCGTATAGATCTTTCACTCGAGGTTTCAGGTTGGAGGCGAAGTTACGTGCTGAGGTGCTGTTTCTTAAGCACTTCAGGGGTTTCATATCGCTTTCCGGACGGTCTGTCAGGAGGGGGCTTGGTATCCCCGCTTCGGTATCCTCTCTGAAAGAGTCGGGACTCTGGAAAAGAGAGTGCTGGTACTTTGACTCTGTGCATGCGTCTTCGGACGTGTTGCCTGAGAGTCCCAGTAAGCTGAAGTGGGGGTCTGTCCCCGGGGGATGGAAAAGAGTGGACGTCAAGTCCTGCCGGGTTACCGGTAAAGTCGAGTTTTATTCTCCTGTTTGGTATGAGTTGCCTTTTGCGCCTCCTCTACCTAAGGGGCCTGGGACTCCGCAAGCGCGTGTGGACGCCTTGCAGAAGACTTTTTGGCAGGAGTTGATATCCCTGACTTGGACCGTTTCTCCAACACGAGGTCAACTCGTTAAAGATTATTGGATTAATGTTCTAGGGACGGGATGGGAAAGACGTTGGAAGGAGTGGAAGAAGCCGAGTAAAAGACTTCGGTTTTTGAAAGCTTTTGCTACTCTTCGTCGCGTTAACCCCGCGCCAGCGTTGGGTTGGGAGTATCGTCGTCGGACCGCCACTTGTTGGTGGCCGGATGACCAGGGACGTGTAGAAGAGTTGGTTGAAGGGTGTACTGCTAAGGAATTGGTTGAGTGGGAGCGGGAACGAGGACTTATGTCCTTTGAACCCCCTACTGACTATGAACGAGCGGACGTCTTCGACGGGATGCCTTGATTGCTTCCTATTGTCAAAGTCGGCGGATGACCCATGAGTATGGCGCTAGTACCGGTAGCTCGTAGTGCTTGAGCATGCCGGATGTTACTAGTTTGCTTGTCTTTGAATGATACGTCTGGTGTCAGCCCTGCAACGGGGTGTGAGCGTGAGGCTCAAAGAGTCCTTAATTGGAGGTATCCCTCACGTGGCACGACACTTGCCTGGAGCCGCCGTAGCAGCAATGTTGCGGGGAGGTATGGTGATGGCCGGAGAGAACAGGGCGTGGTACCGAAAGGTGCTACTGTCCGTTAGCCGGCTGGTCGCGTATCGGTAGAAGTAAACTTAGAGAAAGTGGGGATAAATCCGTCGGCGTAGATCAATAGATCACCGTACGGACTGGAATGACGTTAGGGAATTTTCCGAAGTTAGGTAGGCCT